TTGATTAGTTGCGAGCCAATCTCCTATAATTTTCGTATTTGCTTCACATGGTTGAAAATCTTCTCTATGATCGGCCAGCCAAGCATTGCCGATAACTCGGCCTTGTGCTTCGGCGGTTTGACGAGCAATTTCTACGTCGCGGTCGACCTTTGAAACTTTTCTAATAGCGTCCTTTAGCTTGATTGGGTCTTTTTCTTTAGACGCCTCTTCTACGGCGGCGGACGCTTCTTCTTCCGATTTCTGAGCCAAATCTTGGGCTTGCTTCTGCTGAGTACGAGCTTCGATGCTCGTTACTCTATTTTTCTTAACGCGTTCTGCATAACGAACCGCGTTTACGTGAGCCGCCTTTTGCTTCTCAACAACTTCTTCGTAAGTCCAACCTTCAATGTGCGTTGGACGACCAATCGGTGTGCCGTCTTCGGCGGTCACCTGATAATCAACAACAATCTTTTTCTTCTCTTCAGTCGGAGGCGGCACAACTTCTTCGACTTTAGGTTGTGCTGCAGCGTCGAGGTCGGCGGCAGCTTTGGCGGCCTCGGCGGCTTCCGCTTCCTGCCGATTGGCTACCTCTAAGTCGGCAGCAATCTGGGCGGCTTCTTCTGGAGTTGGGGCAGCCTGTCGGGGCTTCGGAATATAGTCTGGGTCGTTGAGCATCTCGGAAGCAATGGCTTTGCCTTCCGGAGTTTGCAACAAAGCATTCACAACCGCTAGTTGCGATGGGGTGCGCATTGCTGCTTTCAAATCTGATAGTGTGGCTGACTCCAGCCAGGTTAAATCAATTACTGTGTTGAGGTCCATATTTTTCCTAAACTGCATTCATTTTACTGCGCCCCAAAGGGGATTACTAACTGCTTGTTGCTTACTTCTTGTTTCTTGGGTTTGGACGGATGGATGCCGAATACTTTCTTTACGGCATCATTGGATTCGCCCACTTTGGCGGGATGAATACCGAAGACATTGTCAACGGCTTCTTCAGCCTCTAAATGGTCGGAGACTTCCTGTCTCTTAACAGAATCTGCGTGCTCAAAAACAGACTGAAATAGCCAATCGCTGAATTCAGATATGTTTCTAGAACGACGCCCACGTTCCACCACCAAACGCTCGTAGTCGGGAGATTCCGGGTCTAGCTTAGCAATGTCTTGTGTGACTCGTAAGCAAGCCTCGTTTGCCAATTCTACGACGACTTTGAATCCGGGTGTCATGGTTGTCTGCATGAGCAGAGCCTTTTTTACCGGAGACAAATTCTCGCACAAAATTCTTCTAGCTTCTTTCTTTTCGGGCATTAAATACTCCTTATTGTGAATCTATTAAAGTGTCGATTGTGAGCCGAACCCTTGCGTGGTTGGTTCACCCACTAACGCTGGTTCCGTGGCTTTTTCAATGGCTGCTCTAAAGCCTTCATTACCAGCCTTGCCTAGTTGCTTCTGGTCTTCCAATTGTTGTTCCTGTTGGAACTTCTGGAGCCCCATCTTCTGGGCTGCTTGTGCCTGCGATGCTTGCAATGCCGCTGGAGAGTTGGCGTCGTGCTTCTGCTTCTCTTCCGCCGTCATCTTGCGCAAGAACGGTTGAGCAAACTTCCAACCCGCGCCTCGCGCGAACTCATTGAAGATTGCCGGACCATCCCACATATAACCAGCCTCCATAACGTTCGAGGAGAATGTCGGGTTGTTTGTCATTTGCAATATAACCGGCAAGAACTGCAACATTTCTTTCTTAGCACCTAACTTCGAGCCAGCCAAAACTTCATATTCAATCTTAGCGCTGCGGAAGTCGATGTGGTCGACCATGTAGCCTTCGCCTAATTCGTCGCCAAGAATGTCTTTAATCACGGACGTAGGAAGCAAATCATTATTAAGTTCGTCCATTTGATACAGCCACGGCTCAAACACCTGTCGTACGAAACGTCCTGCCGGGCCATCCAATCTGGATGCGTTGGCTTGAATAACGGCTGCTGAGCCCGTGCCTGATCGCATACCGGTTGCCTTGCCGCCCATAGAGGACGCACCTTGGACAACTTGCTCGTTAGCACCTGATGTCGCCGCACCAGCTGTTTGGGCTTGAGAGATAAACTGCCAGGCTTCACCCGGGACGGGGGGCATTTGCAAGAACTTGAATGCCTTATCAACGTCTTCTTCTACGTCGATGATGCCGCCTTGACGCCAACGAATGTTTTGTGTAAGCGTGTTGAAGCCCTTCTTACGAACAGCGGTTGGCTGCAAGCCGTATGCAAGAAGGTCGAGCGCGAGGTTCGTTACCCCTTGCTCAACAATTTGCTCGCTCCCGATTAATAGCCCCAACCCCTGCCCGTAAAAATTATCCGGGATATTGCGCCAATTGAAGCTGTAGAACGGAATCTTTCCATACGGATTCGCTTCATTACGAATCAAGATGTTGTGACCGTTGAAGGATAGAACAACGATTACCTTCTCGTCGTCCCAGCGCTCCAAAATTTCCATAGGAGCAATGTTCGGGTCAGCTGATGTTTTGTAACTACGCGGCAAGGCGTGTTGCAAATACCCCATCATTCCTTCCGGAATAGTCATGGTGATATTGTCTGGACCGGAAGTTACGCCGTTTGCGAAGATGTTTCTAAGCACATCTTCTTCGGGAATGTTATAGCCTTCGACGCCGCGCAGTTTATTCAAATCCGCGAACGTTGCATAGTCACGATAAATAACCCAACCAGCCCGGCGAATATCTCCAACGCGGCATCCTGGGTTCACTAAGACCGTACGAATATCACAATACTTAATCCATGGGTGAGAAATCTTTTTATCGAACGCTATGATTTCGAACTCGTCTGACTCTGGTGTATCAACTAATTTTGCCGTACCATCAGGTTGAGGAAGCGATAGCTTACCAGCCTTTCGCTTGTACTTCTTCATCTTCTTGTTGTATTCTAAATAGCCCCACTTCATGATGCCCGTGCCCAAAAGGGCGGATTGTTCCAGCGTGCGCTCTACTTCTTCCTCGAACTTCATGTAGTCTAGTTGCGAAGAAAAAACTGCGGTCTTGGCAGTAACTACTTCTGGGGATGTGGCTGGACGGGGGCGCAACAAAAATGGAGGGTCCTCGAAAAATAACCCTCCCATAACTTTTGGCACGATAGAACTAATGTGGTTCGACACCATGTACTTCGGAACCGAGGCTTGACCGACGTTGCCACCATCAAAGGCCGATTGCGTTGCTGGCGACTGATACAACACGTCTGCAAGCGTCCAACCGTTCGCCCACTGCTGAAGGTTAATGTAATTGTCCGCTGTTGACGTATCGTCAAGAACAATTTTTACAGCAGCAGAGTCATTAAATTGGATGGTGTCAGTTTCTTTATCTACGTGGGTATTTTCTTCTGTTATCTCATTCGCAGGCGTGACGTACAAGTCATGAATCTTTTGTTGTATACGCTGGTCTTGATCTGACATTAAGTCTCTTTACGCTCGCATTCCATTGCCACCAAATAATTTTGACATCATCGCTCGTCTTGGGTCTGGCTGCGGTTCTGCCGTCGCTTCCGTTGGCTTGGGGGCTGTTGGGGCTGAGCCGCCGAATATACGTTCTTTCCACGCCTTAATATTGGCCTTGGATTCCATAGCTTCCATTTCTTTTCTAGCATCTTCCGGGTCTGAGTTTGGTCTCAACGCCGTTTTAGGAAGATAGTTTATAAAGAATGAAATCCCATCCGGAATATCGTCTTTGCGATATGGCGTGCTTCTCTCGCCTGTGAACTGAAGGAATTGTTTATACGTGTCATCTATATATGGGCCGTTAGTAATTTTTAAGCGCCCGTCTGACATGAGAAACTCTAAGTCCTTAATGCGGTTTCTTTTTGCTCCCGGCGACGCGTCTATAGGCCACAGTTTAATTTTATTCTTAATATCTGGCACATTCCATTTCTGACCATGGGCGGTCATGGCGTCATACAACCAACCTGCGCCATTACAATTTTCAACACAAATCTCTTCTACCATCGGCCATTTTCTATAAGCCAAACATAGTTGAGTGGGTATCTCGGAAGACTTCCACTTCCCGTACTGAATATCTAAAATCCAAAGTCCGTATTCGTTGGTATGGGTTAAGTAAATCTTTCCCGTTACTATAACGGAGTAATCAGACGATGCTTTATCCGTATACGAAAGGTCGCAGGTTTGAAATATTTTGCCCTCTTTGGGCTCCATCTCTTTAGGATGAGTGACACTGCGTAAGAGCAGTTCCGTGAAATGATGAACCCACGGGGAATCTTCGTCCTCGTCTGAAGGCTCATTCAATTGCTGGTTACGAAAGCCGCGCTCGCCGTCTCCTAGCAAACTCTGGAGATGGTTCCAACTAGATATTTGAGGGGCTGTCAAAACCACCATTTCTTCCGTAAGTTCTTTCAACGGAATGCTTCTATACTCGGGCTTTACAATCCACGCGCCCCGGCAAAAATACTTGATGGGAGAAATTTTTCCCGTCTTCTTATCCGGCAACATACGCTTACCGTACCAATCGTCGGTAAAATAACGTGTGCCTATGTGCTCTGAAAAACCATACGAAGGAACCGTGTTCTTTGTTCCGTCATATTTTTTCTTCAGTTTTTCTCTAGTATCTTTGGTGTTTGAGTTCTCGTCAGTAACAATGTCGTCGCCCTTTTTAATGTCAGGGTGCCAACCGCTCAAACTAGCGACAATTGAATTGACCCAAAGATTCTTGCCTTTTTGTTTCAAAACCTTCGCCGGGCAAACAAGAGGACGGGTAGACGAAATAGCCATTCCCGTGATGATATACTCGGGATACAGAATATTAAAAGCTGTTGGTTCTGCTCCTTCCGCGATTCCAAAATACGATTTAATTTCTTGTAAGAAGGTTACGGCTAGGCTATTCTCTCCCGTGATTATCATTATGCGAATATCGGGACAATTTATGAGCCACTGGACGGAATCAATTCCATCTATCGTGCTCTTATATGCTCCGCGAAAATCAAGAATCATTGCCTCGCGGCACGGCGTTCCATCATTTGCGAAACGCTCTTGCTTTCCGATTGCTTTATGAAAATCGCCAAGACTATAACCAGGATAGTACAAACCTGAAAAATCTTTCTGCACAAATTGATCGCAGACGACTTGGTGGATGCCGTGATACAAATCTTTACCCAGCAGG